ACTTGTTGTTTGACCATTAACAACAATAAATGTTTCACAATCTGTTATTTGAATAATTGTGTTATCTTTTTTGTCGAATTTTGACAGGATGAAGTCTGCAAATAGATTTACAAAATACCGTCTTGTGTTTTTTTCTAATTTTCTCATATTCTTGGTTTTTATAATGTATATGAGAATTAAATGAAACTATAAAGAGTTAAATATAATCTAAAAACATTTCGTTTATGTTTCTTTCTGTTCTGTCCCAATCAGGATAATCGGGGACTCTAATATCAATACATTCAACTTCATCATTATAAATCATACTATTTATAAGTGATGTATATCCACCAAAATATTCTAAAAAAGAGTCAGAATATGTTCCACCTTTGTTATTTTCTAAAAATGTTTTTATAATTCCAATAAAATCTCTGATTTTAATATATTGGTCGTATTTAGTTTTTTCACCAACCTTTCTTGGAACCTCATCAATATGACCCTCGAAATATTCACTAAGACCATTATAAACAGATTCATAAACTTCATCTTCGTATGCTTGATTTTCAGAGTTGTAATAGATACTTCTTAACTCAGAACCCAAATCCTCTAAATCATTACTGAAAAGTTCGTTTGATGCGTCACTATCGTTTAATAGGTCGTTTAAATCTTCAGGTCTTATTCTAAAATAACCTTCAGTTTGTTGTATTTCAGACAAATGTTCAAAAAAGTCCGAATCATAATCCTCTAATGATAATTCTTGATTTCCTATTTTTTTATAAATAACATCTTTAAGATGTGTAAAATTAGAATCATTTAAAACATCTATTGTATCGTATGGCATCATACTGGAATCAAAATACCAATCGTGACCTAAACCATCTTCACTTAAAATTAATTTTGCAACATGTCTGGGGTCACTATCACTTCTTCTACTACCACTACAAAAATATTCACTTAACTCTTCTCTATCTCTTAAACTTAGATAAAAACCACCATTTCTAATTTCAACATCGGTAATTAAATTTTTGACTATATAATAAACTGTGTCTTCGTAGTTGTCTTCTAAACCTTTTAGAAGTAATATGTTTTTGAGTTCTTCAGGTGCATCATCATAACTAAGATTAGTTAAAATACCATTTTCATCTAAAAAGTCTATGATTTCATCATCCCATTTACGATAACCTATTTGACCTAAATCTAATTCATCTAAAAGACCGTATTTTTTAACAAACTTAAAAAAAGTAATAAGGTCGTTAAAATACGGCTCAATTTCATATTCAAATTCACCATCATTAAATAAATCAACTAATTGTCTTGCTCTTTCTAAACTCATATCGTATAAATATCAAATAAACAAAAAAAGGCGTTCTAAAACAGAACACCTTTTTTTCGATGATACACAAATATTATCTTCTGTAATATTTGTTAATGATTTTTTTTACCGACTCTTGAACGTTTGAGTTATTTTGAGCGGTGTTTGAACCTTGTTGAGCTTGTTGAGTTTGCTGACCTTGTTGAGTCTGTTGTCCTTGTTGTGCTTGGTTTCCTTTATTTTTGCATCCACATGACATAGTTTCTAGTTTTTTATTAGTTTATTAATTTAAAGTTATGTTTATAAATAGTCTTTCTAATTGACCCATTACAACCATTATCCATTATTTTACCTCTTAATGCTGTTGAAAGTTTTTGTCTAACATTCTTTTCTGAACCTTTAGAGAAACCCTCATTTATTAAATATCTTGCCGCTTCGAATAAATTATCAAAAACATAAGATTTATTGTTAGATATTTCAGTTAAAACAAATTTTTCAAAATTACCATGTTTTTTTTGATTATATTTTGATAATCTTAATTTAACGTCGTCGTTGAATGTGTTTCTTCTAAACTCATTAACTTTTGCCAAATTATAACCAAAAATTGGATCATCCGTCTTATACATAGTAATATACTTATTTTCTAATAAAATTAAATCCTCAAAATTACATAATTCCAAAACTTCGAAAGTAAAGTTTTCTTCACCAAACTTATTATATGAATTTTGTAAATAATTATTATCATGTATATTCTTACGTAACATCCAAAAATGTTTGTATTTTCTATTATCAACATTAACAGAACTACCGATATAAATTTTATTATCGTATTTATTTTCTATTTTGTAGATGCCGCAATTCATAAAATGTTTTTATTATAAATATTTTATAAAAATCAATTATTTTTATTTTGTTATATTTATAAAGTATGAGAGACTTCATTAAAAATTTCTTATTAGAACAAGATGACAATCTTGTCACATTAACTCCTGAACAATATAAAGATGTATTAGAAGATGTTGGTGGAATTGCCGCAAGAGTTTCGAATATAAAACCTTACAGAGGTAAGGGTATTGTAATTAACGGTGATTTAGATCTTAGAAAATTTAAAACTGTTGGACCACTTACAGGTATTGTAAGAGTTATGGGAAGATTAGATATTTCTGGAACCAACGTCCCACATCTTGATGGTGTTACTGTTGATCGATACATTAGTGATTGGGGATCTACAATGCATAAAATCAAACTAAAAAAACAAAGAGATTATAAAATTTCACAACTTGAAGGTTATAGAGAAGATGATGAATGGAATATTGAAAATAATGATGATGAATCTGAAAGAACTGAAGCGTTATATGAATTCTTAGTTGAAGAAGGTATTCCTGAAGAATATGAAGACGACGATGGAAATGAAATAGAAGAAGATAAATATTTTATTTATCCAAATGGTACTGGAACTCAAGGTATTGGGAAACAATACGAATGGTTAGGTGGAGGAACTTTATCTCCAGACACATATGATGTTTATACTCAAGATGAGTTAGATGCTGCGGCTAGAAGATATGTTGAAAATTCGGTTGATGACATGGGTTATGATGCATTTTCAAGTTGGGTATGGGATCAAGCGCTTAATAAAGGAGAGTGGCAAAGTTGGTTAGAAGATTTTTTTGAAGATATAGTTAGAGATGATCCTGAAAACTATGATATAGGACTTGAATTATCTACAAATCAACAACATCAAGTTAATCAATTAACAAAAACTATAGAAAATCTAAATAATAGATTAGAAAAAGAGGAATTGTCTGACGAAGAATTCGAAAAAATTGAAGGAAAAATAGAAGGGTTAGAAGAGACAATAGAAGACATCAAAGAAGATCCACAAGGTGGTTATGATGAAAGTTCTATACAGAATGAAATTAATGATAGAGTTAGTGAATATATTGATGATATTGATGATTTTATTAAACATTACGGTTATGAACAAAATTTCATAATGGATTTTGTTGATTTAGATGAGGTTACGGATATTGTCGTAAATAGTGATGGTTATGGTCATCTATTAAACTCTTATGATGGAGAAATGTTTGAAACACAGGTAAATGGTGATTGGTATTATGTAATGAGAGCGAGTTAGGTCTTTATTTGTTCATCTTTTTGTATTACTTTTTAACACAGAGATGGCAAGAAGAAAAAAAATAGAGTTTTTATTAAATACCGATTGGATGTTTGAAAAGCCAATTGATCGAGAATACAAAGAATACAAATTACTTTCATATTTTCAAAAGATGGGAGAAAAACTCGACAAGTTAGAGTTATATCCCGGTTTTATTGAATTATCATTACATTTAATGAATGTTCAAGCATTGATGAAAGATCAAAAAATCCTTTATATCGATAAGAAATTAAATAGTATCGATGATGAAATTCTTGTTAGAGATTTAAAAATCAAAGATATTCCCGCCATGTCAAATGAAGAAATTAAAGAATTCAAAGACATTCTTATGTATTCAGCACCAAGAATTATGGAATATTTTAATATTGCAAAATCTGTTTGGACGATTGTTTTTGATTCTTTGGATATGAAAATTAAAAAAAACAAGAAAAATTTATTACACCCAAAAGGATATTTTTATTATATTAATAATGATAAAAAATATTATGTTTGGGAATATATGGTAAAAAAACAAACAAAATCTAATCCACAACAAATGACAAAAATTAATTTAATTTATTGTGATTATTTAAACGATTTGACAATACCAAAAATAATATCTAATTTATCGACATTTGAAATTGAAGATAAAAAAATAAGCCCAATTTTTCATATGTCATCAACGGGAACATTTCCTGTGGAAGAAACACTTTTACCGATGTTTAAAAGAAGAATATCTGGTTATCTTTCACAAGAAAAAAGTTTTGAAAAGAACAACAACGAATTGAAATGAGTTTTAGTAAAAGACTTTTAAAGAAAGAAAATATTTTAATGAATTTGGAAAATATAGTTCAATACCTAAACGCCGACGCAATAATTTGTAATGACGAATTTTCAAAAAAGGTATATGATTTTTATAATCAAGGAAAAACAAAAGAAGAAATAATAAAATATATAACAGAAAATAAATGAAAATTAAACTCGAATACGTATGGTTAGACGGGTATACACCTGAGCCAAACCTGAGAAGTAAAACTAAAATAGTTTATTACGACTCAATCAAAAATGCCTTTCTCGACGGAAAATTTCCTATTTGGAATTTTGATGGATCTTCAACGAAACAAGCAAACACCGGAAATTCAGATTGTTTGTTAAAACCTGTGGCACATTATATTAAAGATATTCATTCGACCATTTATGTTCTATGTGAGGTGTTAAATCCTGATGGAACGCCACATCAAACAAATACAAGATCTTTGATTGATAAAAATTATGATGATCTATGGTTAGGGTTTGAACAAGAATATTTTATTTACGATAGAAAAAATAAATGTGTTTTGGGTCACCATGAAAACAACTTAAAACCACAGGGTGAATATTATTGTGGTGTTGGTCATAATGTTGTTGGTCGTGAGTTTGTTGAAGAACATATGAATATGTGTTTGAGTTATGGTATTGATATAACAGGAATAAATGCCGAGGTTGCGTTAGGTCAATGGGAATATCAAGTATTATCTCAAGGTAAATTACAAGGTGGTGACGATCTTTGGATGACAAGATATTTCTTATTTAAGATTTCAGAGAAATACAATTATGAAATCGAACTTAACCCAAAACCATTAAAACACGGAGAATGGAATGGATCGGGTCTTCACACAAACTTTTCAACAGATATGATGAGATATTATGGAAATGAAAAGTATTTTATGGAACTATTCAACACACTCGAAACAAGACACAAAGATCATATTAAATCATACGGATCAAACAATCACTTACGACTAACTGGTGAATATGAAACACAATCGATTGATAAGTTCAGTTGGGGTATATCAGATAGAGGAGCATCAATTCGTGTTCCACAGGACACCGCAAAAGAATGGAAAGGATATGTTGAAGATAGAAGACCAGGTTCAAATGCAGATCCATACAAAATCATTGGTGAGATAGTAAAATCTATAAAAATCACAGATGACAGATATAATGTTGAAAATACTTCAAATGAAGATACGAATAAATCTCTGTGGACAGAAAATGAACCACATTTTTTTAGAATAAAAGAATAATGGTTAATTTAAAAACATTGATTATTGGAATATTTTTTGGGTTTTTGGCTCAAATAATCACATTTTTTCAACTTCAAGGATCATTAAAATATGAATGGATTAAAAATCATTATTGGTTAACGGTATTGATGGGTATTCCAATATCTATGTTGTTTATGTATTCAGTGAAGAATATGATAATTGCATACAATGGTCAAATGTGGCCGTCAAGGTTAATAGGGTTTAGTATTGGGGCGGTTGTTTTTACTTGGTTAAGTTGGTTGATTTTTAAAGAACCTTTAACATTAAAAACAATAGTTTGTTTGATTTTAGCAATAGGAATTTTAATAATACAATTATTTTGGAAATAAAAATGGAAAATAAAGAACATGTAAATCACCCACAACATTATCAATTTGGTAATGATAGAACTTATGAGGTTATTAAAATAATTGAAGTTTATGATTTTGATTTTCATATCGGGAATTGCTTCAAATATATTAGTAGAGCCGGAAAAAAAGACCCCTCTAAGGAGCTTGAGGATTTGAAAAAGGCAAGATTTTATCTTGATAGAAAGATACAAAATTTAGAAGAAAATAATAGAAACTAATTGATTTCAATTATTTTCTTCCCTTTAGTTAAATTATCTTTATCCCATAGAATATAAAGATAATCAATAAAAGTCATACTTTATATTTGATTATTACTATAATAAATCATATCATTAGCAAATGAATGACAAATCAAACAAAAAATCGAGTCTAAACAAGGAAATTAATGTTTTTGGTGCCATAACCACAGCAAATGAATTAATGCGTGAAACACTTATCAACTTTACTTGGGGGTTTTTAGGAAACTCTATTGTTGTTTTTGTTTCAAAAGAAATGGATATGTTGGTTTTAATTAACTATATTCTTTATTACATATTGATTTCCTATATTGTAAACAGGAAAAAATATGATACGGTATTGGGTAAGTTTATTGTATTACCGGGATCGGCGGCATTTGGAGCGTTTACAGGGTATAAATTGGCGCAACAAATAATAAATATATTATGACAGAAAAAAGAAACATAGAAGAAGTATTACATAAAGTTATCAATGGGGATTGTATTGAAGTTATGAAGACATTACCTGAAGGGTCTGTAGATTTGGTGGTCACATCTCCTCCCTATGGCGTTGGTATTGCTTATGATGTTCATGAAGACGATGTTGAATTTGAAGAATACGTTGAGTTTGCCAAGTCTTGGTTGTCTGAAGTGTATAGATTATTAAAAGATGATGGACGAATTGCTCTAAACATCCCTTATGAAATTAACAGACAGAAAAAAGGTGGTCGTATCTTTTTTGTATCAGAAATGTGGCAAATTATGAAAGAAATCGGTTTTGGTTTTTTTGGTATTGTTGATTTAGAAGAACAATCACCACATAGAAGTAAGACAACAGCTTGGGGGTCTTGGATGAGTCCGAGTTCGCCATACATTTATAACCCAAAGGAGTGTGTTATTTTGGCTTATAAAAAACATCACATCAAAAAAGTTAAGGGTCAACCAGAATGGACGGGTGAATTAACCGAAATTGAAAATGAAGATGGAACAAAAAGAAACAAAATGATGTATGACGAAAGAGACAAAAAAGAATTCATGGAACTTGTCTTTGGTCAATGGAATTATTTTGCTGACACCAAGTCTTTAACCAAGGCAACCTTTTCAATGGACATACCAACAAAAGCGATTAAAATATTGTCCTACAAAAACGATATAATTTTAGATCCATTCGCTGGTAGCGGGACTAGTTTAGTTGCTGCAGAAATCTTGGATCGTAAATGGATCGGAATTGAGTTATCACCAAATTATTGTGAAATTGCAAGGTCAAGAGTTCAACACTTTGTTGACGACAAAAAACAGGTTAAAATTGAACACGATTTAAATTAGTTCAACAAAATCACCTTCTTCTATTTTATATTTTTTACATTCACCACCTGGTAATTCAAGAATCATATCTCCATTACCAGTAAAGTG